GGAGGTTGAAGCCATCCGTCGAGGGGCTGCGGAACACTGCCATATCGCCCGGCCAGGGAACGGCATGCGCCGCGACCATTGGCCGGTGCGCGGGCTGGTCCTCGGAAAGCTGCGGCAGGTCGAGCAACACGACATCCGGCGCACCGAAGACCACCGACCTGGTCAGCGAGGCCGGGCGCGGATCGCCAGGTGGCAGGTCATAGGCAGCGCGATCCTGACGGACAGCCTCGATACCGCGCCCCTCGGAATCCGCGATGGACACCAGCCGCAACTCGATCTCGCGGCCGTCATGGACCAGCCGGATCACGTCGGCGGGGTCGAGTGCCAGCCGTGAGGGTGGCAGGCGGAAGGTGGCGCTCTCGCGGCCGATCCAGGCTTCCATCAGCGCGCGACGGCAGCGGCGTTCGGCCTCCTCGGGCGGGGTTGCCATCGGGAAGGACTCGGACGCGATGCGGGCGGTGTCGACGGTGATGCGGCGGGCCTCGACGAGGGCCGCGTCATAATCTTCGTCGGCGCGGGCGACCTGCCACTTCAGCGCCTGCGGCAGTTCGGTTTCCTGCGCGCGGACCAGTTCCAGCGCCTCGCCCTCGCGGGCGGCGACAAGGTGGTCATGCGTTAGAGTGATGCTGGACGCCCGCCCGCGCATGACAAAGCGGATCATGCCCTCCGTCTCGATGGCATCGAACGCGAAATGCCGGGCCAGCGTGCTGATCGAGGATCGCGGGGCTTCCAGCGCGGTGATCGCATAGCCCTCGACCGCCCCCCAGAGGCCGGAGACGTCGATCAGGTCTTCCGGCAACCCTGCGCGCATGCAGAGGTGCCGCACCAGAGCCGCCAACGACACCGCGCCCAGCCGCCCGGTCAGCCAGTGTCCCAACCGCCAGTTCGGGCCGTCGGTCCAGACATCGGTCAGTTCCGGAAAGAACGGATAGGGCCGGGCATCCCAGGTCCAGGCCGCGCATTCGGGGACATGCACCATGCTGCCGCCATAGATGCCGGAGATCGGGTTGTTGGCCGGATCACCCCAATGCAGGTAGCTCGCCTCCAGATAGGCGCGCTGGATCGCATCGTCCCGCCAGCCGCGCGAGAAATAGGGCGTAAAGCTTTCCGATGATTTCGGATCGAAGAAGACGTTGGGCTGGTTGGTGCCCCGGTCGATGGCCGGGCAACCCAGTTCTGTGAAGCGGATGGGCTTGGATTGCGGCACCCATGTGGTGGCCAAGCCGCTCTCCACCCCGCCCGGCCGGTTGAAATGCGGGTTCGACCACCATGCGCGGATATCCTTGGGGCGAAACACCCACGGTTTGCCTGCCGCGCCATCTGTGATCGCTGTCCGGATCTGTGCGGACCGGTCGGCTGCGCTGGCATAGAACCAGTCGAAGCCTTCGCTACCCGCGATGTTCGCCTGCAGATAAGCCCGGTCGTAGATCGCAGGCCAGCCTACAAGCGCATCGGCATGGTCGAAGCCGTCGCGCCAGTCCGACAGCGGCAGATAGTTGTCGATGCCGACAAAGTCGATGTTGGCATCCGACCAGAGCGGATCGAGGTGGAAGTAGACGTCGCCACTGCCGTCCTGCGGATGGTGACCGAAGTATTCCGACCAGTCGGCGGCATAGCCGATCTTGGTGGCAGCCCCGAGGATGCTGCTCACGTCGGCCGCGAGGGTCTTGAAGGCGGTGACGGTGGGATAGGTGCTGGCGCTAGACCGGATTGTGGTCAGGCCGGGCATTTCGGTGCCGATCAGGAAGGCATCAACTCCACCTGCAGCCGCGCAAAGGTGCGCGTAGTGCATTACCATACGGCGCAGGCCCCAGTCGCTGGGCGAGCCGGTGAAGCTGACGGTCTCGCCCGACACGCTGAAATTGCCCGGTGTCGCCGCCCCGAACAGCGCCGAAACTTGCGTTGCCGCCGTGCCGGTCTTGTCGACCGATCCGGCAAAACCCGCAGCGGGGGAACAGGTGATCCGCCCCCGCCAGGGGAACGCGGGTTGGCCGGGCGTGGCGGCGTTGGCGCTGTAGGGGTTTGGCAGGGTGTTGCCGGGCGGCACATCCATCAGCAGGAAGGGATAGAAGGTGACACGCAGCCCGCGTGCCTTCATCTCCTGGATCGCTTGCACCACCGCGAAATCCGCAGGCGTGCCACCATAGACCGGCCGATCCTCGGCGTCGCGGCTGACCAAATGAGCGCTGGCCCGGCTGACGCCATTTACCGACCAGTTGGCGGGCGTGGTGGCCTTGGAGGCGACCTCGACACCCGGCTTCACCTTGCAGAATCCCGCGCGCAGGTCGTTGCCGAACCAGGCAACGACGAGGCTGACGCTTTCAACCCCCGGGGCCATGGCCTGCAGCCGGTCCAGCGCCACAACGATGTCCGGTTGATCGGGCAGCGCGTTCAGATTCTCCGCGACAGTGGCACCACCGCTGCCTTTGCGGATTGCATCGGTGGCATAGGTGAACTCGCCCGAGGCCGGGATCAGGGTGACGGCGCGGGTCAGGCCTTCGGCGGTGTCCGGATCGGCGAGCGGGCGGAACACCTCGAAGCTGAGCTGCGGCAGGCGGTTGCCGAAGGTGGCCAGCGCCAGATCCTCGAACACGACGTAAGCTGTGCCGCGATAGGCGGGGGTGTTGGCGGCACCCATTTTGGCGGCGATGAAGGGATCGGCGGTTTGCGCCTCGTTGCCTGGATACCAGCGCCAGGTCACGTCGGTCATGTCCATCGCCTTGCCGTCGGCCCAGATGCGGCCGATGCCGGTGATCGGGCCTTCGCACAGCGCCACGGCGAAGCTGGCATAGTAGAGGTATTCGGTGGTCTTGACCTTGCCACCCCCGCCGCCCTTGCCGCCGCCTTGGGTGGTGGTCTTCGTCTCCTCGCGGAAATCGGTGGCCCAGATGATGTTGCCGCCGATGCGCATCCGGCCATAGAGGCGCGGGATCACCGCCCCTTCGGTGGCCGAGGTAATGCGCAGCGTGTCGAGCCGCGCACCCTCGATCCGCTGGGTCGGGGCCAACGACGACACGATCCAGCTGTCGACCACAGACCCCACGGTCGATCCGATGAAGCCACCGATGGCAGCGCCGGAAAAGCCGAGGATCGCGCCGCCAAAGGCCCCGCCGATGGCAGTGCCGACAGCGCCGAGGACGAGCGTGGCCATGGAGAACTCTCAGCGTTGGGGAAAGAGGAAGGCGAAGGCGATGCGGCGTCGCCAGACGGGGGTGAGCGGTTCTTCGATCACCCCGAGCCGCTCGTAGGCGTGAAGGAAGGTGTCGGGGCCAGTCAGGATGCCGACATGCTTGGCGATGGCGCGGGGCATCATGCGGAACAGGATCAACGCGCCGGGCGGAGCATTGCCGGGTGCGATCTCCGGCATCATGCGGCGCGCACCTTCGGCCAACACCTCGCGCGGGCCGCTTTCGCCCCAGTCCCGACTGTAGGGCGGGATCGGGAACGGCTCTGGCCCAACCACATCGCGCCAGACGCCACGCGCGAGGCCAAGGCAATCGCAGCCAATGCCCTTCAGGCTGGCCTGGTCGTGGTACGGGGTGCCCAGCCAAGACCTGGCGGCGGCGATGACATGAGTGAACGCGGCTTCAGAGTAGCATTGTTTTTCCTGGCTATTCATGGAAGTTGATTCATCCTAGGATTTGAGAACTAATCAGCTCACCCTCCTCCATAGGACACGCATGATTGATGATACGATCAAGCTCTGCGAGCGTGGACTTGCTTTCCCAGACCTGTTCGAAGAGATAGAAGCCCTGCGAACCTCAGTTGGCATACCGTGCTGTCTGGTTTCGTTTCAGCTACCATTCGCACTTTCGATAGACTTCACAGAATTTCGCAGTAGTAAATCACACGGTACGACCGAAATCCTCTTTCGCTTCTTGCCAGCGCTAAGCGTCATCGACAGATTTGGCCGAAGGGCAATAAGTCGGTTGCCAAGTTCGCTTAATGAGCCGCGTGCGGCAGAACGCCAATACTCATGCACACAGTGCGTCGCTGCAGTACCGATCTTGGAGCCGAGGCTTCAATATTACGGAACCTTTGTTGATCTCCATAGTAGAGGAAGTCAATCGGCAGTCCTAATTCCTCGAGAGCAAAAGAACCGGACCTATACGCAGTCTGGATCAATTACCGTGCAGATGTTTGAGGAGGAGTTAGCTCGGCACTGCACTGGGTTGACATCGTTGGGTTTGGGTAGATTTCTTCGAGACTATATAGCGCTGTCACTACACGAGATTGAAATTCCAAACGCACTATACTCTGTTATTGCGAGTCCATACGAAGATAGATATTTTACGCTTGGCGCGCCGGATTTGATTCTAGGGTTGTTGCCACAAAGTCAGAGCCTTGCACTCAGGAGTGTTGATCTGGCATCGATTAATCGTGCCTCCCAATGGCCAACTCGTAACTTTTCACCCTTTGAGTCGCAAGTGCTCACGCTGAAGAGGCTCTGTGATCAGGGAGAACCAGAGCTCGCGCTGATAGGTTTGGTTGCGCTCGTCGAGTGGTTGCTAAAGCAGTGTCTTCCGAAGAATTTGCAGCGCGAGAACAAACGCCAAAACAGCCTTGGGCATGTATTGAAGGAGTCAAGAAAGTTCTTTCAGGCACCTGATTCGGTGTGGGATGCACTGGAAGAAGCAATCGAGAACAGGCACTTCCATGTGCACGAAAAGCCTACCAATCGAGTCTGGAGCTATGATCCCGCTAAATCTGGAATGAGAGATCCCTATGCCCTGGATCTCTTCAATAAGTCCAGCATTGCCGCAATTGAAGTGTTCAAAGCCACGAATAAAGTTGCAAACCAAGCGACGGATTAGGCCCTCAAATCTCTAGAGAATCGCCCCCTCGTGGCCGCCGTCAGTGGTGGCATAGCGCAGGACCGCATCCTGGCCGGGGATATTGGGGAAGCCCCGGAAGTTGGCAACATTGGCGAACTTCGTGCCGCAGGTCGCGATGCGCTTGTCGCATCCGGCGCGGATTATGAACGTGTCCGTCCCGGCGATAGCGCGCACAGGGGCTTCTAGCAGGGTCAGGATGGCGACGTCATCAACGAGGTCATGTGCCAGTACCTCGGCCCGCCGCCCGGCATTGGCCCCGCTGGTCCAGTCTAGGGTGCCAAAGGTGAACCAGCCGGAGGTGAAGCCGCCCAGCCCCGAGGCGGTGAAAGCACGGTCGCGCAAAAGGTCGATGATCGCGCCGGTGCCCTTGAACGCCGGGGCCTCGAGATCGACCCCGCAACGCGCATCGCCAAGGGCCGCATCGCAGCTCGCCTGGAACGTGCGGCCGACCGTTTGCCCAAGGACGTGGGCAAGGCTGCGCACCTCGGCGACGAAGGCCAACCGCCCGCGCCGGATCTGACCGATAGCGCCACGCCGCATCAGCAGGCGCTGGGAGGTCGCGGCCCAGTTCACCCGCCAGACCTCAACGGCCGCATTGTCCCAGCGGCCGTCGAGGATATCGGTCTCGGTGATCCGGTCGGAGGTCAGCACGCCTTGCGCGTCCTGCGCATCGACGGAAAGGTCCGAGCCCGACCGCACCTCGGAGGCGGCAAAACCGCTCTCCGGCTCGAAATCGGTGCCGTCGAACGTCAGGGTGCGATCATGGTCGGTGAAGCCGAGCGTCACCCCATCGGCCCGCACGATCCGCCAGCACCAGGACAAGGTGGTGGTGCCATCATCGAGATGAGCCTGCAGCGCTGGCGGGAGAGCCTTCACTTCCGCCCCCAGCCGCGCCACAGGGCGACCGAGGCCAGCGCCGAAGAGATCACGCCCCCGGCGGTGCCGGTCAGGGCGTAGAGATTGAAGGGGCGCAGATCGAAGCTGCCGGTCACCAGATCGAAATCCGCCAGCCCGGCCATGGCCAGCCCGGAGGCAGCAAGACAGGCCAGATAGACCAGCCCGCGTGCGAGGTTCCAGTTCATGATGCTGCCTTCCCATTGAACAATTCCATCAGCCGTTGCCACCACGTCCGGGTGGCAGGCGGTTGGGTCGGCGGCACCGACACGCTTGTCGGGCTCAGCAATGCCAGCGCCTCGGCCTCGGTCAGCCGTCGGACGGGCCGTGAGAAATCCACCCGCCCGTTGCGGTCGACCGCCCAGACCGGAATGGTGCCGGTCGGATAGCGGCCATCGCGGAACAGATCGCGTTCGGCCTCGCGGCGCATGCGGATCGCAGCGGGCCGGAGCCAGCCCATAAAAGCCTGCGCAGCGGCGGCGCGGTTTCCCTTGTTCAGGTGCCGGGTAAGCGATGCCTTGGCGATCCCACCGGTATTGTAGTGAAACGAGACCAGCGCATCGAACTCGTGCGGTTCCAGCGGCACCTTCACAGCGCGCAGCACCTCGGCCTCGTAGGCCACGATGACGCTGCGGAAGAGCCGGAACGCCTCGCGGATCCCGGCATCCAGATCGGCGGGCATGCCGCGGGGCATCCGTACCGGATCGGGCGGACCGGCGGCAGCGGTGTGGCCCATACCGAAGGTCCAGACGTTTTTGACATCGAGATAGGGTCCGGGCACGAGTCCTTCGTGCCGGACGAGGGCCAACAGGCCCCGGTCGGTCATGTGCATGGGATTACCCGATGATGGAGGAAAGGATCAGGATCAGCGCGGCGACCAGAAGACCGACGCGCAGGCGGTGGCTAAAGGCTTGTGCCGGGTCGGCGGCGTCGCAGCGGATGGCGCGCGCAAGGCGGCGAAGTTCATGCATCGGGGGTGCCCCCCTTGCCGCTGCGCAGCCGGGCGAGAACGACCTCGATGAAGGCGGGGCCGAAGACGCCGACCAGATAGGCGGCAGAGCCCGCCGCACCCCCGGCCGGGATCGCCTGCGATGGCAGGCCGAGCCAGGCGGTGATGATTGCCATGGACAGGCTGCCCATCCCGGCTGCGATCAGACCGCCCAGCAGGATGTGGCGCAGCGCATCGCGCAGCCGCATCCGTGTGGTGAGCGCGTTGGTGGCCCCGCCCAGAGCGCCCCAGGCGGCAAGGATGACAGCGGTGGAGGTCGCCAGATCTCGCAATGCGGCGGCGATGAAGCCGGTTTCTTCGTTCATCGCCGGATCTCCAAGAGCGGGATGGATGTGATCGACCCGAGCCGCTCGAGGTCGAGCGTGACGTCGAGTATGTCGGTGTCGAAGCGGACGGGGACGTCGAATTCGAAGCCTGCTGTGAACGCGACGCCCGCGCCGGGGGCGGTGGTGAAGGTGACGCTGCCGGTGGCGGTATCGACGGTCCAGCCCGACATCTGCTCGACGCCGTTCTGGGCGAGGCGGACGCTGCCCGCCACCGGCTTGGCGATGGCGCGGTTCCAGCTTTGCGCGCCGGAGGTGTATCGCTTCAGCAAGGCGAAAGTGGTGACAGCGCCATTGCCGGTGCCGATGGGTTGGTCGGTCGGGGCCACCGCCTGCGACGGCAGGCAGGATTTGTAGTCCGCCCAGTCCTTGTAGCGAAAGCCGTGCAGTCGACCGTTGCGGGCCTCGAAGAAGGCCACGACCGCCGCGAGATCGTCGGCGCGGCGGATGCCATACGCCACGTCATAGCGGCGACGGCTGTTGGCCCAGCTGGCATTACGCTCTTCATCGCCAGAGGCCAGTTCGACCACTTGCGTGCGTCGTTCCGGCCCCCCGCGCGCCCCGCGGCTGATGTTGTCGGGAAAGCGGACCTCATGGAATGCCATCACATGCCCCTCCGACCCAGTGACACGGCGCGGGCAATATCGCTCGCCACTTGCGTGCGCGATTGCCGGAAGCTTTCGGCATCGCGGGCCATGATGGTGACGTTGACTGCGGGTGCGCTGGACTGGCCTTGGCCGTATCCAGCTGCTTCACGGCGGGAAAGGACACGCTCGCCGCGTTGCAGGATCGCAGGAACTTCATCTGGCTTGATCCCGGCCCATCCGCCCGCATGCATGCGCGGGGCATTGGCAAAGGCCAGCGCGGGAACCATGCGGCCCGGGGCTGACGCTCCGACGACACCACCCGCACGCAGGATGTTGGCGAAGACCCCACCCGCGCCGCCGAGGGCTCCGGAAAGTGCGTTAGCGATCGGCCCGAGGATGAATGTCCGCGCCGCCAGTTTGGCCAGATCGGCGATCATCGACGTGACCAGATCGCGGAAGTCGAGCTTGCCGGTCTTGACGAACTCGCCCACCGCGTTCTCGGCCGAGGCGAAGGCCCCGACCAGCGCCTGGCCGATATCGCCGCCGATGTTGCGCGCCTTGGTAGCATAGTCGGCCAGCGCGGCCGTTACGGCACCCCAGCCGGTCGCGGCCTGGTCGGCACCTGCGGCAGCGTCGGCCCCGGCTTCGCGCGCGGCAGCGCCCGCACTTCCGGCGGCGGCTGCGGTGTCGTCCAGTTCGGTGTTCAGCGCATCAGCCGAGCTGGCGGCATCTGCCAGCGCCGCATCGGCATCCGATCCAGTGCCAGTCACCGCGTCGCGCAAGGCTTGCCAACTGGCCAGCGGACGCCCGGCAGCATCGGCCAGCATTCCCGCCGCCTCGCGATAGCCATCGGCCCGGCCACGCGCATCGTCTGCCATCGCGCCAAGTCCGAGGTCGGGTGGCTCGAGATAGGTCTGGGACAGCGCGGCTGAGAAGGCATCGGCTGCAGCAGCCCCGGCGGCGGTTGCGGCCCCCTCGAATGGGTTGCCGATCCGCGCCAGTTCCATCGGGTCCAGCGTGCCAATCCGCACCCCGCCTTCGCCGACCGCCCAGTCTGGCAGCAGGTCCAACGCGGCGTTCAACCCGTTGATGAAGTTGTTGATGCGGGTGACGACACCATTCAGCATCGCCTCGATGCCAGAGATCAATCCGTTCGCGGCCTGGAAGGCGAAGTCGCCGATGGCGCCGGGCAGACTGCCCCAGATTGCGACGGCCGCATCATACGCCCCTTGGAAGATGGCGGCGGTCCTGTCGCCGAAGCTGACGACGCCCGCAATGGTGCCTTCGAGCGCCGAGAGCCCGGTCGCTTTCAGACCCTCCCAGCCAGCGGCCATTTTGGCAAAGGCTGCGTCGAGCGACAGGCCGATGCGCGACCAGACCTCCTTGGCGACATCGCCCAGCAGGCGGAACGCCTCACCCACGCCACCGACCCGGGTCACAAGTTGCGAGAACTGATAAACCATCTCGCCCGCGCCAACGATCAGCGCGCCGATCCCGGTCCGGATCAGCGCCCCGCGCAGGAAGACCAGCGCCGTGGCGAGGCCGCGCACCGACAGGGCAGCGACGGCCAACCCGGCCACCCAGCGACCCGCCATGAAGGCAGCGAAGGTCGCGGCATAGGTAGCAAGCCGGGCGAGGTTGTCGAAGACCATGGTGATTGCGCCGCCGATGGGCCCGGTGCCACGCGCCATATCGGCCAGTGCGTTTGCCACCGTTTCCAGTGCCGGGGCGACGGCGGCGGTCAGGCGATTGGTCAGGCCGAGCCAGATCAGGCTCAGCTTGGCGATGGCATCGCCGGTGCGTTCGATCTGCGCGGCATCGCTTGCGCTGACCGCCACCCCGAAATCCTGCACATCCTGCGCCGCCTCTCGCAAGGTCGCGGAGTCGATGCGCAGAAACGCCAGTGCGGCACGGTCGCCAAACAGGTCGGACGCCACGGCGGCGCGTTCGGCCTCGGGCACGAACTGCTTCAGTGCCTCCTGGATGGCGACGATGCGCTGGTCGAGCGGCAGCGCTTGCAACTCGGCGGCCGTCAGGTTCAGCCGCTGCAGAGCCCCAACAGCCGATCCGGACCCAGCCGCCGCTTCCGACAACCGCGTGGTCAACTTCTTGGTGGCCTGTTCGATCTCGCCCATCGAGACACCGGCCAGTTCCCCAGCCCATGTCAGCACTTGCAGGCTTTCGACGGTGGTCCGGAGCGAAGCGGCCATGTCAGCCTGCGCGCCGATCACGTCGAGGCCGGATCGCACCATTGCCACGCCAGCAGCGGCAGCAGCAGCGGTAACCGCCGCCAGCGCAATCCCGGCTTTGCGGGCGAAGCTGCCGAGCCGGGCATTGGCCAGTTCCATTTCGGAGGACAGACGACCGAACCCGCGCGTGCCAGCCTCGCCGATCCCTTCCAGTTCGGCACGGACCTGACGGCCGCCTTCCGCGACCAGTCGGACAGAGACCCTCTTCTCAGCCATGGCCGTCTCCGATCTGTTCGTTCAGCTTGCGCACCATCACCGCCTCGATCTCGGGCAGCAGTTCGGCCGCGATCAGGGTGTCGATGCCAAGGGCACGGGCCAGAGCGAGGGCCGCGCCCATGTCCCAGCCCAACACCGCGCCAGGGATCACCCGCAGTTGCCCCCCAAGGCGGCCGACCAGGTCCCAGACCTGCCAGCCCTGTTCCGTCTGAGGCCGGTTCAGTCTTGCGGGGCAGTCAGGGCAGCGCCCTGTGCACGCCGCACAGTAGCGGTCGCCCCCGCCGAAGGACCATTCGGCAAGGGCGCGGAGACGTTTTTTTCCGCGTCCAGGATCAGGCCCTTGGCGACGTATTGGGTCTGGAAGGCTTCGAAGACGGGCCAGATTTCCAGCAGGGCGTCGATGCCCTCGGGGGAGACCGGCACGGCATCGCCCGCGTGGTCGCCGACACCTTCCCAATCCAGCACCGCACGGCGAGCGACGGCCTTGGCCATTGCCAGCGCCAGTTCTTCTTGCGTGGCGGTGTCCGGCAACGCTTCGATGGCTGGGTCCGCGCGGGCCGAAACCATAAGCGCGGTTGTCAGTGGTGCGACCTGCAGGCGCAGGCCGGGGGCGAGGGTCAGCCACGAAGGGGATGCGGTCAGGTTCAGTCTGATCATGGTCAATAGCTCACAACGGTGTTGACGAGGACGGCGGTGCACATACGGGCGGGGCTGACGGCCTTGGCGGCCTGCCAGTCGAAGGTGGCCTGAATGCCTTGCGGGCCCGGGATTTCGATCCGGGGGCGCGGCAGGTAGACGGCATGGGCGGTGAAGGTGAAGCTGGCGTTGGCGCCAAGGCTCCAGGCGAAGACCAACTCGCAAGGGGTGCCATCGATGGCCTGCGTGATCAGCGTGCTGTCGGCGAAGCGCACCTCTACCCGGCCGGTCAGCGCGGCCATGCCGGGGTCGGCCCCTTCGATGCGTCCGTCGGAGCGGATGGTCTCGATCCGGTCCAACCCGTTGGAATAGGTCACCTCGGCCGAGAGGACGTTGCCAAGCGGCGAGCCGTTCCGCGTGATCGCCCCGTTGAAGTGCCCGAAGCGCTGCAGCGCCAGCGACGTCGGCGTGCCAGCAGCCGTCGCCGCCGCGACGGTTTCCCCCTGCGCCACCAGCTGGGCCGTGGCGGTCAGCAGGCCGGACCGCGCCATCTGCCAGGACAGCTGATCGCAAACGCAGCCGGTGTACATCGCGTAACGCGGCACCTCGGGCATCGCCGTTTCGATGGCCATGCTCGGCAGCGTCCAGTTGCCGGACTGGAAGGTGTGGGTCTTGGGCGTGGTGCCGGAGGTGACCGGCGCACCGAACGCCGCCTTCAGCCACAACCCAAGGTTCTCGACGTCGATCGGCACGACGATATCGCCATCGGCGGTGACCGCATCCTTGATCGGGGCCAGCGGGTCGCGCCCTTGGCCCAGCAGTTCCGAGGCGATCAGCGGTTGTTCGGAGCCAAGCGTGGTGCTGGCAAAGGGCACCGTGCGATAGCCCGTGGCGGGCGCGGTGCCATAGACGGATTCGAACGCAAGCGCCATTTGCGCCCGCGCCCCATGGGCTCGTGCCATCGTATTCTCCTGTCGTGTGAGGGGTCAGGCCAGAGGGTCGGCCGTGGAATAGTGCAGGATGACCGGGATCACCGCCGCCTTCAGGCTGGCGGCACCTTCGACCGGCAGATCGACTGGGCGCGGCGCTTCCGCCTCGACCCAATCACAAAGGCCGCCCAGCGTCCGGTCGGCGGCAATCGTCGCGCCGATGTTGGCGCAGAGCGTGTCGAAGGCGGCGTCACGGGCAGCACCCTGCGCAACCGCCTCGATCTCGGCCCGGTGCTGGTAATGGTAGCGCAGCGGCGACAGCGTGACCTCCGGCTCCCCCGGTTCGCCGTCGCGCAGGATCAGGAGGCCAGCAGCAGGCACACGTTCGGGCAGCACATCACCACGCAGGGCGGTGGCGGATAGCGCCGAAAGCCGCGCGTGCAGCGCGGTAAGGATGGTTTCGCGAGGTGTGGGCATGTTGGTCTATTGAGGTTGAACCGGATCAACGTTGTCCGGTGGCCGGGCGCGGTCAGGATGATCAGGGTCAATTACACCCCATTTTGTGGATTCATACTCCATAAGAGGCCTGCCCAATACCGAAATAGCGCCCGAAACTCGATCAGGCCAGTACACACCTACTGGCACTGCATTTGCATGCTCATAGATCTTCACTAGCTGAATGGGTCCACCAACGCTTCCAAACTTTTCTTCCCGAATAATGTCGCGCAGGATCTCGAATGGCTCCATATCAAATGATCCAGACTTAATTTTACCGCGATCACGAAGCAATGACACTAGTCGCTCTTTCGCCGAGGCAACTGCATCGCCATCACCGATGTAACATATCATTTTGTGCCCATCTTCTTCTTGGCCACCCCAGGTTGATGCAGGCTTAAAAGTGAATCTCCCTATCGAGCGATCAAAGTGAAGTGTCCAAACATGAAACTTTTTCGTTTTCCATGAGTATCCGCTTAGTGCAAACTTTGCCTCTGGCTCATCAGGAATATCTTGCCCATGCGGCAAGTGAGAGATGAATTTCCTGGAATGATCGAAAACTCTAATCAGATGTCCCTTAAGATGATCTAAATCCATCGCTCTGTTTTGAGCTGGCGGGTACATTAGAATCGAGTTGTAGGCCTGAAGCATCAACGGATAGGCATCACGGGTGTGTCCGGCAAGCGAGATCACGGCGTCACTTCGAGGCAATAGCATTATCTTTGGGTTTGCGTCCCAAAACTGGCCACCTGAAAGACGACTATCGGATGCAACGATGAGCTCCCTAACCCCATTAACCCCGCATTCCCCAAGTAATCCGCTGATTACGCTGTTATGACCATGATATTTACGATATGAATCATGGTGTTGATGGCT